TCAGAACGCTGCTCCGTTTACTCTGTTCGGTTTGCCGGTTTACATCACTGAGTACATCCCGGCGCAAGTCACAACCAACACCACTGGCAAGAACTGCTTGGTGGTGCTCGGCGGAATCCGAGACAGCTTCGCGATGCGTGAATGGGGGTCGATGTCAGTGACCCGCGACGAGTACAGCCTCAGCGGTACGGGGCGTATTCGTTACCAGGGCATGATGTTTGCTAACTCCAATTTCACCCGCGTCAATGCGCTAGTGCAGTTGCAAGTTACGAACGCCAGTAGTTAACTTCTGATCCTCTCATCCTTCGGGTGGGTGGGGCTTCGGCTCCACCCCCCCGTTGCGGGGAACCATGGCTCTAGACCTAGCAAAGTTCCGCAGTTGGGCCCGCATCCCGCACACCGAGGATGACCCGGCTATTGGCATTGCTTGGGCAGCCGCTGTCCGCGAACTTGAAGAGCGAACCGGATGGTGCGTGGAGTCGGTCACTAGGACGCAGTGGGTGCCTTCAGCGCCCGTCACGATCTACGGCGGTCTCTACCTCCGTTTGGAGCGCCAAGGCGATCTAGCCGGCACTACGGCCACCTACAGCGACAGTGCGACAGTGCCCCTCACCGGCACGTGCGCGAAGATCATGATTAACGGTTTGATCTACGTCGATATGGAGATCGACAACCTGACCTACCCGGTCACCCTGACTGTGACCGCTGGCAACGCAGCGCTGAACCCGCTGCTAGAGATGGCGTTACTCCAGCGCGTCGCGCACCATGTGGCAAGCCGCGGCGATGACACGGTTGCCCTGGACTCCACGTATTTTGATCGCATCTTGAGCATGATGGGCAAGGGGATTGGGTAATGGCGGGCCATGTTCCATCCGGAATGATGCGCCTCGTGATGACGGCGCAGAATCCAGTACGCACAGTTGATGCGTTTGGTCAGGCTTCGGAGTCCTGGTTGTCATTCGCGACCCTGCCAGTACACGTGGAACTCGCCAACACCTCAGACACGATGAACGAAGGTGGCCCAGCGACGCGCACCGATTGGCGCATCCTTGCCGCCTGGCATCCAATGATGTCCAACCGCAGCCGGTTGCTGTGGTACGACAACGGCACCGAGCGCACCTTTACTGTCCGCGCCTGCTGGGATCGCGACCAACGCCGCCGCCGCCTTGAGATCGAAGCCTCAGAGGTGACGCCATGACCGTAGTCAAAGTCACCGTTGACACCAAGGAAGTGCGCGACACCCTGCGCCGGCTGTCTCCGCGCCTCAATGAGTCCGTCCGCAAGAAGGCGATACGCAAGGCCGCCAAGCCGTTCACCGCAGCGCTCAAGGCACTGTGGATCAGCGCACCCTACAAGGGCAAGAACCCGCACCGTAAAGCAATTGCCGCGGCGACCAAACTAAACTCACCAAAACGCATGGGCGGCGAAGGCTCCCCGATCCGCGTTGAACTTGGCGTCATTTTGGGCAAGAAGGGCGGCGCCAGGGCAAAGGGCATGCAGTACGTCTACCCCTGGCTAGAAAACGGATTCAAGCACAAGGCATCGGGCAAGTTCATACCGGGTTCGAAACGCAGCTTGGCGTGGGGCACGGCCAACGTGAACGCGTTTATGCGGTCAATTGCTACTGAGATTCTCGTTGAGGCTCGCAAGATCTTAGGGGCAAAGAATGTCGCTTGAAGCAATTCACAAAGCCATTTACGCAGCGCTGCAAAGCAAGCACGATGCATACGTTGGCATCCGCGTTGCATCGATGGCTACCCCGTGTTACGTCTACGAGATCACCGGCGCAGCACTTGACTTCGGCATGGGTGGAATTGCTGCCAAGAATCACTGGACAATCTCAGTAGAAGTGCAAGCAATTGGTAACAACATCGAAGACGTTACGGTGCTAGTCGATGACGTTACCGCCACATTTACTGGCCCATACAACGACGTAACCAACCTGTGCAGCATGGTGCTGTCAGAATTTAGCGTGGCGTTCTCTGTCGAGCCGCTTGATGACGGCCGCGAAGACGCAGCGCGTATCGGAACAATCTCACTCACCCTACTTGTCCAGGAGGACTAATCATGGCACTGATCGCAGGCTACGGCGGCACATTCACATTGAACTTCCAATCTTCTACTGCTGTGTCGTTCCCAGCAAAGAACATCACCATTTCGTCAAGCCGCAGCAGTCTTGACGTAACAACCATTGCCGATTACCAAGAGAAGCGCGCACCGGGACGATTTTCCCGTACCGCAACCTTCGACATTATGGCAAGTGATTCAACTACTGACAACGCTTTACGACTGCACATGAAGCCCGTCAGCCTTGCCACTGCTGTCGCTGTAAGCGTTGCACTGTCATTTACTGACCAAGGAGCGATTGCCTACACCATGACCGGACACCTGACCAGTGCTACCCGCACTGATGACGGCACCGGCCCAGGCATGTGGTCTCTTACCCTTGAGGAAGCCTGATGCCATTTGATCTGTCCCAACTGATTGCCAAGCCGCGCACAGTAAACGTGCCTGGCGTTGGCGTTGTCATGGTGCGCGAGCCAACGATGGCGGACTACGCCCGCGCACCGGCTGACCCCTACTGGTGGGGGGCTTGCGTGACTTGCACTGATGGCAGTCCGTTCGTTGTCAATCACGCCGAACTAGGAAACATCCGAGCAGAAATCTGCTCGGCTCTGCTGGAGGAGATCAATAAACCCTCGCGCCCTACTCAAGCGCCGAGCGCAGGCTCTGGCGCATTGCAGATGGGGAACGAAGGATGATGATGCCCGCAGGGATTGCTGCAACCGAACTGACCACACTCGAACGGTGTGAATGGTTGCTCACGGCGTTGGTAGTGAACACATTGCAGCAACCGCCACAACGCTGCATCCCTTGGCTAAAGGCAGAACACTATGGCAGATAAGAGCATGAAGGCTGTCATCCGCGCCGAAGTTGACCCATCAGGCGTCATCAAAGGTGTTGCTGCAACCAACCGCGAGCTGCAGAAGTTGAACAGCAAGACCAGTGCCATAGCCATTGGTGCAAGTTTCAATATGGCACAAACCGGGTTTGCCATGCTGATGCAGGGTTTCCAAATGATGGATAGGCGTATGACTGAAATGGCGGCACAGTCATCGCGCTTTTCGTCAGAAGCGCAGCGTGGAATCATGCAAACCAAATTGCTTGAAACCCAGCGCGAGAGATTCATGGCAGAAAACTTCGGTATCGATGTAGCCGGTGCAGAACGGGCAAAACGGGGCGGCATTGAACGCCGCGCATTGTCAGACGTTTCGGGCGGCGCTGGTCAAATCGCATTCTTTGAAAGCCTGAAACAAGATGCAATGTCGTTTGCAAATGACTTGCTTGGATCCGCGGCGCAAGGCATAAGCGATCCGGGAGAATTCTTTAAAGCTAGTTCCTTCAAGGATCGTTTCAAACGTATGCAAGGCTATATGCCTTTCTTAGATACAAACATCTTGGAACGCGGCGGCCGTAATGGGCAAGTCGGCGTTGATTTGACAGCGATGGGGCAGATCGGGCAGAACATGACCGCTGGCTATTCGGACAATCCTTTAAGAGATGTGCGCGTGCATAATGCCATCATCGACCAAGAACAACTAAGACTTATGCGTGATCAAAACAAAATCCTGAAAGGTGATTCCTAATGGGTACTTTCAGCACTGTGGAATTGGCGGGTAGTCGGTCTTACGAACTCGGCTCAATTCCGGGCGAGTCATCGATGCAGATTGTCTACTTGGTGAAATGGACATCAGCCGGAACCGATGTACCGACCGAAGCGCAGATCCTTGCAGCCTGCCCAGCGCCGAACACGCGCATTCCTTCAGGTATCTACAGCGGCAATTCGTACCTGAAAACGATGGTCATTCGCAGCGTAAATATAGAACCGATGCGCGAACAGGCGTATCACTTTCGCGTGACAATTCGGGCCAGCACCCGGCACTGGGGATTCTCAGACGAGAACGATTTCTGCCAGTGCACCCGCGCTACGGTTGTGCGCTCCACATCGCTTTACCGCAAGGGCGCTTCACTCCCGACCGACGGTACTGTGACCTTTTCGGGAGCCGGTGACATTGGCGGCACCAAGGTAGACAGTAACGGCAAGGCAAAAGCCTATGACGTTCCACAGCAATTGGTAACCATTGAAATCCAGTATGACCGCACGCTTCCCTCAGGCAGTCCCGCAGCGGAGCCGTTGTGGTCTACCTATACGTCTTACGTCGGCACGCGCAATGATGCCACGTTCCTTGGCGCTCCGAAAGGCACGCTGCTTTACCAAGGCTTTCAGACAGCACCGATTGATAGCAACTACTACCGAACGTCACACACCTTCCTGTATGACGCCTGGTATCACCTCGAGCAGATCCCGGCACCAAACCCAACCGGCGAACCCATCTTGGTTGCCGGCGTAACTATCGGCGGTTTCCCGATCCTCCAAGTCGACAAGGTTGTGTATTTACAGAAGTATGACACCTTTACTAATTTCAACAACATTGTGACTGCCGCACAGTTGGCCGCACTGACCGCACCCCAACCGGTGGCGATCGCCTAATGGCAATTCATAACCCTGTCTTCACGTCGAACCTGTATGGCGGCCTTAGCCGGCACGCCATGAACAGTTTCGCGCAGGCAGTACGCCAGGTGAACGCCAACTCCGAAGGCGTGACGTTTAGCCAAGCGCAGGCGTTTGAGAAGTTGCCAACGAAATCTGTGCTAGTAACCCTAGAGTCTGCCACGGCAATTTCAGGTGCTGCTAACCGATGGACGTACGCCGTGAAGATATGGTTCCCAACTCCCGTGACAGGTACAGGCATTACGGTTCCAACCAATGACAAGAGCGGCACGTACGCCGCGGCAATCAACCTCCGCGAGTGGCACAACACTTCCACGCTTGTTGATGGCATGAACATTTCGATCGCGCCAGCTGCAACCGTGGGTCCAGTCGGTTCGATCTATGACTCCGGAACGGCTTCATGGCCGACCGGACAACTTTCCGCGAAGGTTGAATTACACGTGTGCTATGACAGCAGCGGCGCCGTCTTTGCCTACTTTGACCGACCAAACCCACTGAGGTGCACGTGATGGCTAATCTCACGCTCGTTACTCCCATTCCGCCGCAAGTCATCTGCAAGGGTGAGGTGTTCGCCGTCTCGATGCACGTGCACGATGACGGCTCGAACCTGCACTGGACGACCGCAGGATTGACGCCCAAGGGCTACATCACCGTGGGTACGGTCAAACTTGAAGGCACTGGCTCAGTTGTCAGCGCTGGCGGCGGCACGGCTACCGTGTCCTGGACTGCCGCGCAAACACTGACCGTGGACGCCAACGCGTGGGGCACCATAGTCCTATACGCCGACCCGACATCCGGCAGCGAGAACCGACATATTGCCACCATTTTCGCACGCATAACAGCAGAAAGCATTCCGTAAATGTACACCTCAATGATGCGTAAAGCGCTGTTCGGCACGGGCAGCACAACCGCGGACGTACTGGTAGTTGCTGGCGGCGGCGGTGGTGGTGGGACAACAGCGAATACATACGGCGGAGGCGGCGGCGGCGCCGGTGGCGTTGTCTATCAATCTGTTTCCCTTGCGCCAGCCTCGACATATGCAATATCGATAGGTGGTGGTGGTACGGCTGGAGTCGGTAGTACAGGCGGAACAAGCGGCAGCAATTCGACCATGAAACTTGCTGGTGTATCGGTGACAACCGACGCAATTGGAGGTGGCCGCGGTGGCCGCGGTAGTGGTACTTCTCCGCCGGGTGGCTTAACTGGCGGAAGTGGCGGCGGTGCTGGTGGATACCCGGGACAAACTAGCGGATCCGGCACAAGTGGTCAGGGATTTGCTGGCGGTGATCCCGGAGCCGATGCTGTCCCATACCGTGGCGCTGGCGGAGGTGGTGCAAGCGCAGTCGGAGCAAACGGCAACGCAGGAACTGGCGTAGGCGGCGCTGGCTCCACTTACTTCAGCACAAACTACGGAGGCGGCGGCGGTGGTGGGTCAACTTCTAGCGCATCACCTGCGGGTGGAACTGGCGGCGGCGGCCCTGGTGGAAGATCCACCTCAATCAACGGCACTGCTGGAACACCAAACACGGGCGGCGGTGGTGGTGGCGGTGGGACAAATTATCCAACCGCTGGCGGCAATGGTGGTATCGGCGGAAGCGGCATCGTCCGCATCCGCTACCTCGGCACGCCCGTTGGCTCAGTCACTGGCGCAAGTAACACTACATCAGAATCGGGTGGCTACACCTTCCATACCTTCCTTGAATCCGGCAACCTGGTGATGTCATGAGCAAATACGCAGCAGAAATCATCGACAACACGGTAGCACGCGTACTCGTTACGCCAACTCTCGCGTGGGTGCGCGACAACCTTGGCGGCGAGTGGATTGAATGCAAGACCGACGGCAGTATCCGCGGGTGCTATCCGGGCCCGGGATACACGTATGACCGCGTGAACGACCTATTCGTGCCACCACCAGCAGAGCCTGATGGGCCGCCGAGACCATCATGATGCACCTCGCGCTGTTCATCGTCTTGGTGGTTGCCAGCGGCTGCGCTTCGCAGACGGCGATGATCTCACAGGCAGCGACATCGAGCGCGGCTAGTGCTGCGCTGGCGCGTGCGTACCTAGTGCGGGCAAGCGCCGAACTAGACAGCATTGAGGCGCAAGCCAACGCAGTGCACCAAGCCATTCCGTACGTCAGTGATGACACGCATCCGATCTTCAGTACGCTGACCTACATGAGCATTGGTGCATCGGTGCTCGTAGCCGGTGCACTGATCTACATGTACATACCACGGAGATAAGGAATGCTGACTACAACCCAATACACGATCTGGATGGTGGCGCTACTCGTAGTCACGTTTGCGGGTGGATGCTCAGTCGGAAACACGTTTCGGAAGTTCAGACCAGTAGGAAAGAAGGTACGCAAATGATTTTTGCATCTATGGAATCGCTCATTGGAAGTCTTTGGTTCGGCATTATGCTTGGCGTGATCGGCGTAGTGGGTGGCTACATCTACTGCCGTCGGCAGAGCGGCAAATGAGTCGAAGACGGTCATGTTGTTGCGGTGGCGGTGAAGGTGATGTGTGTTTCAAGTTCGCCGTAAACGCGAAGCATTTGCAATGGTGCACACTTGCTTGCACTGTCATTCCGTGCACCGTTTACCGGGATGAAAGTTGCCCGGCTTCGGATTCGTTTGGGGTAGCCAACGTCTACACCCGTGCGCTTGGAACACTACAGCCGCAACAATTCGTAACGAGCCGCGCTGGCCCTACGTGTTCATGCGGCATCCCATGCGTCTACACCTGGACGCCGCCGGAGACTTCGTGGGATACGTCTATCTGTTTCAAGATGAACGGACTAGGCGGCCAGTGCTTTGGGTGTCCTGAGATCATTGACTCTAATCCGGTCGGCAGCATTAACGTCATTCTTGGCGGCCCATTAACCTGCCCGCAAGT